GCCGTAAAACAGAGTAGTGGCGAGGGCCTGGTTCATCCCCTCAATGTGAGCGCGGTCTTCGGACAGGCGGAAAGCGGCGGCGTTCCCATTGAGATCGGCCAGGGCCTTGTCAACTTCGGCGTATGCTTCCAACATGCCACAGTTGTCAGTTACTTGCAAAGTGCGGGATTTGGTCGGCTGTACGCCGCCATAGAGTTTCCGCCACGTCGGTTCGGGCAATCCGGAGCGGATGGTAGTGCGGTGACCGGTGGCAAGGTTACCCTCAATCCAAGTCATGTCCTCAAGGACTTCGTTGGTTTCGGTCAACAGTTCGGCAATCATGTCGATTTTGCCGTTGGGGTCGAGTCGCTTGCTTACATCAAGCAAGGTCGGATTGGTAACTGCAAGAGCTCCCATGGTGTGTTCTCCTTTTTACGTGCCGCCTCACGGCGGGAAGTTTATTGTTACGGGCCTGTCTCACGACGGTCCTTGGTGCGTTGTTACATCTTGTCGTAAAGCGTATTTAGCATCTTCTGTTCACTGGGGACGTTCCCGGTTGTCCCCTCGTGAAACTGTCCCTCAGAAAATCGCTTGCCCAGTTCGGCCAGAGCTTTGATTACTGCCGGGTTATTGCCCAACATCGGATCATCGGCAATCATTTTGCCGCCGTCGCTGAGGTTTTTGAGCGCGACCTTGGCCAAGCCGACTTCGGCCAGTGGAATCTTGGCGGCTTCCGCCCTCATGTTCGTCCAGAACTCTTGGACGGCTTTTTGTTGGTCGGCCTGAACCTTGGCGTAAACATCAACCAGCTTTTGGGCCTGTTCTTGCGTAAGGTTCAGTTCTTTGAAGATCGGCGTTGCCGCTTCGATCACGGCGGCGTCTTGTTCGATTCCCTCCGGCATAGTGAATGCTTCGTAGGTCTCCGGAGCGCCGGTCTTCTCTTCGTTTTCCTTCTGTTCGGTTGTTCCTTCGGTGGTCGCTTCGCCCTGGGTGGTTCCCTGCTGTTCGTCGGTTGCCGTTGCCAGGACTGTTTCGACCGTTTCCGTCCCCGCCGATTCGGTGGAGTTCTGCACGTTGGTCGCGTCTTCGGTCATGTCGTTTGTCCTTTGATAGAGTTTTCTTTTTGCGCCTTCCAGAACAATTCCGGGCAGGCTTCCATTACATCTGCGTAAAACCCAAGGGTTAATTCACGCTTACCCTCGTTGTAAAACGTGCTCGAATTGCCGGTGAAACACTTTCTGAAAATGTTTCCAGCCTCAAGAAATCGCCACATGAATCGGCGACCTTCCACCGTGGCCATGACGGCGCGAATATCGTCAAGCTCAATTTGGCGCTCAATGGCCTGAACCTTTTCGCGGTCTGTCATGTTAATTCCCTGCTACCACGAGAACATCGCGGATCTCAACATCCTCGAAGTCAGGGTAATTGCACACGTACATATATCCGTCGATTGTTTCTAGCTTTTGCCGATGGGTGAAACACACAACACGGTCTCCCCCGACTTCTTCCCGCTTTTTAGTGAGAAGTTCAATGTATTGGTCCAGTGTTATTGTCATCGCGTTGGCCTCCCAAGTAGTGCGTCAAGTGCGCTGTTACTGTCCATCGGTGCGTCGGCCATGGCCTTTACCGATTGCGCCGCCGGCTGAATCATCGCCATTGCCGATTGTGCCATTTGCTGTTGCGCCCTGGCTTGACGTTTCGCGGCGACTTGATCGTCAGGTACCACAAGAGAAGGCGGAACCCCGGTCAAATCTGCATAAACGTCAACCGCTTGATCGAAGTCGATCTTATCAAGCACTTCCGGGTTTGCCGCCGCCAACTGACCGGCGAACCCGAAGAACTGATTTACAGATGTGGTCGCCACCATCTTCTGCGCCTGAGCCAGAATGCTGATGTATTCCACCTTGATTTCGGTCCCCTGCAATTGCTCAGGAGCGGGCGGGACCATGTTGTTTTCAAGCATCAGCTCAAATGCACGGTCAATCAGCGGGTCAAGTAGTTCAGCGTGAAGCCGCTCAAGCACCGGCCCAAGCATAATCAACTTCTCTTCGTGTCGTTCTGCGATCTCGGTGGCCGTAATACCGGAGCGTAGCGGCTGGTTCGCCAGCATAAGAAACAGGTCGTTGTAAAAACCCGTCCGGATTTGCAGCCTTGTCGCGTCGATCTTAAATTCAAGCGCCTGGAAGTCGGGGCGCATTTCGTACAGTGGCCGAAGTCCCTGCGTTCCGGTCATCTCGTCAATGGCCGTCACGCCTCCGGGCATGGTGTTGATAATGGTCTGTTTGAGGTCTGACGGCCCGACAAGCGGCGGGTCCACCGACTTATCCAGGGCGATCAATCCTTTTTCCTGCATCTTTTGCAACATCTTGACATTGCCAAGAGTCACATGACCGGGGCCGACGCCGTATGCTTTGTTGCTGATTACATCCCAGCGCGGGGCCACAACCGGAAAGGATTTGAATCCGGAAATGTCCAGCACCTTGTCTTCGCGGCTTGAGCACTCGAAATACACGCTTCGGAACGGACGACCTAGAAAATCCTTTGCCTTAACGCGGTCATCGTTCGGTTCAACCAGCCATGCGATTTTAAACAGCGTCTCGCTTTGCCCGTTTTCGTAAGCGTTGATTACCTGTTCCGATACGTTGTCACGGCCAAACCGTTCGACCAACTGTCGAGCGTTCATGTAACAATAGGTCAAGAAAGTGTTGGGACGAAGCTCCGCGCTCAATCCGATACGATATTCCCCCACGGTGAACGGGCGAACGCGCAAAAGTGTGTCGAATTGAAACAGCATGGCCATGGCCGCCGTGCCAAAACCGCCCAACTCTTTGTATGTGTGATGCAAGCCCTGGTATACGTTCGACCGGCTGAACACATACCGCATCTCGTTTTCGACGGTATGAAGCCATTGCTTAATTTCTGGGTCTTCGGACATTTCCCCGTTTGACAATCCCAACCGGAACCACGGTCGCGCTGGGGAGGTCAATCCGCTCTGCATCCCGGCGGCTAGCACCTCAATCGCATACGTCGCCGTTGAATCGATGATGCTTAAATCCTTGCGGTCGTAGTCTTCAAGGTCGCTGCTGGCGTCGGTTGCGCTCAGGCCGATACCTGACCACGGCAAGATGTACTCTTGCAGGTCGCGGTATGCCGGCCGCGTCTGTTCGAAAACATCGTCAAGTTGCTTCGCGACTTCAAGCAGGTGTTTCCGTATTTCCGGGATGTTCGCCATGTTATTGTCCTAATAGGGTTTTCTGCTGAGTTGTCGCGGTTGTCCCGCCGAGTGTTCCGCCTGTCTTGTTGGTAGATGCAATGCCAGCCAGCGCCGCCGCTCGTTTCTTGGCGTCGTCGCGGGAAATCTGCATTCCTTCGTCGGCGCGTTTCAGTGGCTCAGGAGGGGGCGGAGGCGGAGCCGGTGCTTTAGGTGAGGAGCCAGTACACATGTTTTCAACCTCCCAATATCGTTCTTTTGTCTTCTGCGGCGATGGCGCGGAGTCTGTTGTTTCTGTTTTCGGCTTTTTGATACGCGGCCATATCGGCTTGGTATTTCGACGTTTCCGCCCGCTTTGCAGCGCCCATCTTGAGGAAGTCTGCCTTTTCAGTGAATCCTTTGCCAAGCAGGGTGTTGCTTTCACCAAATACTCCGGCCGGGTCGAGCGTTGACGGCCCCAGCGTGTTGTACGCTTTGGAGATAACACTTTTCTTGCCAAATATTCGCTCGGTAGGCTCCTGCAAGGTTCCCCACCGGAATGCTTTGGACACTGCGCTATCTGGTGATATTCCGCACATCGTCCCTCACGAAAACAGCTTGTACTTGTTGTTTGCTTGGATCGGGAACTTATCCGCGTCCTCTCGTCTGCTCACCTTTTGCGCGAACGTCAATGCCAGCGCGTCGGCTGGGTCCGGACTGAATGCAACGCGCTTTTTAATCTCTTCCTTTTTTTCAAGCTGCATTCTGTTCGCCGCGTCAAACGAATAGGTCGGAACCACAATCGAACTCATAAGTTCTTGATTATGTGGCAACGCTCCGCCCAATCTGAGCCATTCTGCGAGCGTGTCCCACATTTCGGCACGTTTGTTGGCGTATCGCTGGTTATCGTTCGCCCGCCCGCCGAAATTGACTTCCACAACCCTGTGCCCAAGCTGGCGGAGTCGGTCGATAACACCCTCCCCGCGTCCGGCGTCGATGAACACACCGTCGGGCTTCCAGTCGAATATCTCTTGGGCGACGATCCCGGCAAGAGTCATGTTGTCAAGGTCGCGGTAAATTTTCGGCTCGAAACATACAAGCCCCTGTCTGCGAATGATTACCGACCTATCGTCTCCGAAGCGGGCAACGTCAACGCCGATTACGCGCGGGGATCGGTTGTAATCCTCAAGCCTGATATTCTTTCCAGCCGCCGCCGTTACAACGTCAATCGGAATCAGCGTGTTTTCCGAAGAGGCATTGAAATCACACAGGAACTCTTGCCGATATTGCGCGTCCGACATGGTTGACTTTGCCAGGGTCAATTCCTCGTCGTCCAGCCAGTCGAGTCCGTGCTTTGTGCGTTCGACTGAGAACAAACCGGCATACCATGTCGGGTCTTCCTGTGCCTTGAAATACAGTTCCGAAAATAGGTTGAACCCTTTCGGCGTCCCAATAAACAGGCACCATCCCTTGCGGTCTGATAGCGCCGGTCGAATGATCTCGCCCCATATCGCGGGCCTCATGTCGGCCACTTCGTCGAGCACACATCCGTCCAGGTAAATACCGCGAAGAGATTCCGGGTTGTCGGCCCCGTAAACGCGGATACGAGCACCGCCAGGATATTCAATCCACAACTCTGACTCGTTTATTTTCACCCCAGGAATAGGGAGAGAGAACTGTTTGAGATAACCCCAAGCGACGTCTTTCGCCTGGCGGAGATACGGGGCGATATATGCAAGCCTCGCGTCTCTGGTTTCGGCTGTAATCGCGGAATCAATGAGCGCATTAACGGCAAGAACTGTTTTGCCAAAACGTCGGTGACAAACGAGGACGGAAAAGCGGCGGAGATTTTCGTGGATCTCCAATTGGAACTTGTTGGGCGCGTAACCCGTGTGTATCAGGTCAACCGCTTCCATCCTTTGGACTCCTCGGGATACCAGTTGCCACGCGGACCAGCTTTATTTCACCGCTGACATTGTTGTTCACGTCCTTCGGGATGATCTTCGACACAAGGCCCATGAAGGCGGCGGGGTTTTTTTTGGCTTGTTCAACCAAATAATCCGACCCGCCAACTTGGTCCAGTGCGCGGATAATCATTTCTTTGATTTCGATAGTCTGCTTAGTGACAGACCCTTTCGGCCTGCCGGGAGAGAATTTATTTCCTTTAGGAGCTGCCACAAATCACCAAAGTTTTGAAAAGTTTATGAATCTTGGCACGATTATTTCCCAACAAAAGGGAATTTCAGCCCAGCGCCAATCATGGCCAGCCATATCAGCCCGACCAGCGCCAAGGCGAGTAACCCTTTCCAAATGTAATTTGTTGCATCGGTATACGCTTTTGCGAGGTGAACCAGAATATTTGCATCGGCCTGGGAAACTGTTTGCAGTTTTACCCGTTCGGCCTCGGTAAATTTACAATGGTGTGCGTTGGCAATGGCCTCTGAAATGGCCTCTATATCGGCGGGAGTTAAGACAAGTTTACGTTTTTCGTGGTAATTTTGGGGATCTTGCGGGTCTTCGCCTTGAAAATATACCATACTCATCCCCCTTGAACATGACCGCCAAAAAAATGACGATATCAATCGGATAGCACAGTTCTTTTTTTTTTGCAAAATAAATCAAAACATTTCTCTTTTTATTGATTATTTGTGTTGACAAGAAATCAAAGGGGTGATAAAGTTAAATCACAGTGAAGGACAAACCAACAAACAAAGGAGTCAGCCATGAGTTACGATTGCAAGCGCGGTTACATGGATCACACAGAAGCAGGGATTTTCTGGTTCGGCAACGACGGTTTCAATGGCGAGCTTATCGGAACCTACACCGATGAAGAAGCGGCCGACGTTTTCAAAATGGCGATGAATGACGCTCATTCGGTTTTTAACCCCGTTGCAGAGGCTTAACCATGAGGGGCGGCACAAGAAAAGGGGCCGGGCGAAAGCCTGGCTCTGTCAAAACTGAACATCGCGGCACAGTTAAGCAAGTCCGCTGGACTGTGGCAGAATGGCAACAAGTAGAATCAGCGGCACAGGCGTCGGCACAGACTCCGAGCGAGCTTATAAGGTCGTCAACTTTGGACAGGGTGGAAAAATGACAGCAATCGAAACGGCGTATCAGTATGGTAAAGCTAATGCCTTGCTCCAGAACAAATGCGACAAAGTTCGAGCAAGGCTTGAAGATGGTGATAGTATGCCTTTGTGCGACAAAATGGCGCTAAAGGAAGCTTTTACAGTGGTAACTCCAGAAATGGAATCTGCATACAGGGAGGGGTTTCAACTGGTACATTAAAGCTTAACGGGAGGTGGTGACATATGGGATTTAGATCAACTTTTACGACAGAAGATTACGGTCTTTTGTGGCCTCAATGGTTCAGAGACAAATACTCTGGCGCGATATGGTTTGCCGCCGACGGAAGCGGCCCGCTGAACTCGGTAGGCGAAGCAAAGACCTATGGGCTATGGTCCTATTTACACGATGACATTCAAGCCGCAATTGACTGGGACAAATTTTCAGGCAAATTTGTTCTGGTTTACCTGCACGAATGCGGAGGAATTACACGGTGTCAAATTGAGAAGGATGTAATACGTTGGACAGAACCATCCGGATGGAAACCGTCCGACGGCGTAGAACATAACTACCACTGCTACGGATGTTCGGATGTGTAGCTAAATTGCAAGGCCCACAACCAGACTTTGGTGTGGGCCTTTTTTTACAATCCGTTTTTCGCCAAGAACCGTTCTATCTCTTCTGAAACTGTCATGGCCGCGATGATTCTATTTCGTGCCCACACCTCCATTTCCGCAAGCCTGGCATTTTGAATTTCTTCGGCTAAATGCTCCAACAATTTCAGGTATTCAACATCGACAAGAATTGCCTTGGATATTTTGTGGTTTGTTGCCATGTTTGGATTACTCCGTATTTGCGGATTTATGGTTTTGCGTCAGTAGCGTAAGCGCATCTCGCGTCTGTTTCAGTACATCTTCGTACTCTAAAATCCGTTCATTCAGTTCTTCATTGCTCCCCTCATACTCGCACCCGTGATTTGACATTTTCAGGTATCGAGTGCCGTCTTCGCGCTCCAGAACCCAAGCTTTCGAGTCTGATCCCCAACCATCCCACAGCACCGTGAATTCCATCAACACCTTATCTTTTGCTTGTTCCATGTCTCACCTTTCTCGTTAAAAAATTAGTGGAGCGTGTAGGAGTTGAACCCACATCCCGAGCATAGTGCGCACTATGTTGCCTCGTGACCTACCGATTAATCGAACGCTCCGTGTTTTGATACGATTGAATGATGGTTTTAACCAGTCATTCGACGGGTAAAGCCCGTCAATTCCGCGT